GCGCCAGCGCGACGAGGAGGGTGATCAAGAAGGCGGTGTCACTCATGCTCGGGCTCCTCGGGGGCTCGGAGATGCTCGGGGATGGGCATCCCCAGGCGCTCCATGATCAGGTCCGCCTTGACGTCGATCTTGTGGACCCGGCCGGTCGTCCGCCGCTCGTACCGCTTGAGCAGCTCGACCTCAGCCTTCACCGCTTCCGTCTTGGCCTCGACAGCGTCGATGCGGACCGTCGCGCGCGCGAGGGCAATGACTGCGGCCACCGTCACGCAGGCCGCGCTGACGACGATCCAGATGCGCCGCGACGTCTTCACCACGTTGTGCATCAGGTGACTCCTGCGAAGAGTGCGAGCTCGGCCTCGGACCCGCAGAACCAGTTGCGGTCGCAGTCGACGAGCGTCACGCCGTCCTTCTTCGTGACGCCCGGCACTCGGCCACCCTGGACCGTCTTCGAGNNCCCAACCTGGCAAGACCTGACGCGGGGCCTTGGCGCCGCGGGTGTAGTCCACGACCCAGAGCGGGTGCGACGCCACGAACTGCATGTCGTCCCATCCCGCCTTGCCCACCTTCGGCAGGTAGCTGCGGACGAAGTTCGGGCCCGTGTAGACCAGCGGCGTCCGCTCGGTGAGCTCGTGGAGGCGACGAAGGAATCGAGCCGCCCAGGCGGCGATCTCCGCCGCGGGCCGCTTGTGGTAGATCGTCTTCCCGGTCGTCGGGTCCTTCTTGCCCGTGCTGCACCACTCGAGGTCGAGCACGGGAGGAAGCATCGGATGCATCCCGACCTGCTCGAGCAGGCGGACGAAGAGGCGGACGAAGTGCTCGGCCTGACGTTCAGGGTTGTCGATCTCCCATCGCGAGAAGTGGTAGCCGCCAACCAGGAGGCCGGCCGCGCGTGCGCCGTCGACCTGCGCCCGCCACGTCGGCGACTTGTAGGAGCCACCCTCGGTTGCCTTGATGAAGGCATAGCGCTGGCCGGAGTCGGCCACCCTCGACCAGTCGATGTAGGGCTGGTGCCCCGAAACGTCGATGCCGGGGATCATCGTCACGGCCATCCCTCCGGAGCGGGGGCGAGCAGCTCGAGCAGCGCGGCGCCGTCGGTGCCGAGGTCCTCGACGCCCGGCGGGNNACCCAGACCTTGCCGACTGTCGAACCGTCGGCGAGCAGGGCGCCGTAGGTGACGTCGAGACCGAGCACTGCGAGGGCATCGCGCGCGCTGTCTTCGACGGAGAGGTAGTGCTCGACGACGCTCATAGGCTCACCAGCTTCGAGGCGTTCATGCCGCTGCAGACGCCGACCGCGGTCCCGACCGTCGGCAGGAGCGGGCCCGTGCCCTGCCCGAGCAGGCCGGTCGCGGTGCCGTACCAAGTGATCGCCGAGGCGCCCCAGACGTCGCGGGCATCGTGGCAGGTGTCGGAGGCGTACTGGCCGAGGAGTGCGTCCGTCGTCCAGGCGATCGGTAGCAGCACCGCGGCGACGAAGTTGTAGGCCGTAAAGCTAACGGGTGCATTGCCCGCGCCGTCGACGGCGCACCCGATCACCAGGTCACGTGGATCGCTGTCGTCCGTCGTCGCGACGTCTGAAGGGCTCCATGCCGAGGCGCCATTTGACGTGACAAACCTCCCGCGCGCGAGGTTGATCGTCAGGTTGCGGCCGACCATCTGGACGTGGCGAGTAGCTGCCGCCGCACCTGAGGGCTGCTGTAGGCCGTAGTTGCTCGCGCCGCTCAATCGTAGCCCCACGAACCGGTGACGAGATACAGAGGTCACCAAAACCGAGCTGAGCGCGTCCGTGAAGTTGCCGTAGGTCGGGGCGCCTGGGCCCGCCGGGTCGCTGAGGTGTGCGAGGACGCCGAAGTTCTGGGTCGCGTTGGGGCCCTGCACCTTGATGACGAGGCAGTAGTCGCCCGACGCGGCCGCCCGCGCGTCGACCACGCGGATGCGCTCGGCGAGGCCGTCGAGCGGGTAGTAGTGCCGCTCGGGCGCGAGCTTGCGCCGACGTCCGAGCATCATCGCTCGGAGCTGGCGCGTGGCCTCCTCGGTGGCGGCTCCCCTCACAGGCGGCTCATGGTCCAGATCTGACCGGCGACGTTGCCGCCGACCGCAGCGATGAGCAGATGGGTCGGCGCGTCGGCGAAGATCCAGCCGCTGTCCGGCGAGTCGCTGCTGAGCTCGTAGCCCGCCGCCGCGCTCTCGGAGCTGGTTTCCTGTCGGGCGAGGAAGCCGACCTTCCCGGCCGAGGTCGAGCCGCGCACGACCCGGAACGCCGAGACTTTGCCGAGCGGGTAGGGCGTGGTCGCGCCGCTCGTGACGGAGAAGGCGATCGGGTCGTTGAGCTTCTCGTCCGGACCAAAGAATCCCATCGTCTACCTCCTGCCCAAGGCCGCTCTCGCGTGGCACGGTGAGGATGCGTCGGAGGGCGGCGCCAAGGGCAGGGGGGTGAGCATGGCGCTCAAGATCGACGTGGTGACCAACGTGGATGACATCGTCCGGCACCTCGACCAGGGCATCGCGAGACAGCTCCCGTTCGTCACGGCGAGCGCCCTGACGCGCACCGCGAAAGAGGTCCGCATCACGCTGCAGGAGACGCTCGGCGAGTTTTTCGTCCTGCGTAACGCCTGGGTGCGCGGCTCGATCAAGAGCACCCGCGCCGAGAAGCGCGACCTCAACCCAGTCGCCTTCGTCGGCTCGCTCTTCGACGGGATGGACCTACAGGTGGGCGGCGGGACGAAGCGCTCGAAAACCGGCAAGGCCATGGGTGTGCCGACCGTGGGCCCTGGCGCGCCGAGGCCGACCCTGGGCGCGATGACGAAGCCGTCGAAGTGGCCGCGTCAGCTCCGCGCGAAGGGCGGCAAGAAGGTCTACGCCGAGGAGCTACCGAGCGGCGATATCGGCCTCTTCCGGCAGAAGAACAAGAGCTCGAGGCGCCTGCTGTACGTGTTCCAGCACGAGGTCGAGATCCAGCCGCGCTGGCCCTTCCGCGAGATCGCCCAGGCGACAACCGGGCGGGTGTTCGAATGATTCTTCTTCGAGGAGCTCCACGCGGCGGTGCCTGGTCCGAAGGCTACCTGACGAGGCAGATGGCGATTCCGTAGCCGCGCTCGGCGTCGAAGGGGCTGGTGATCTCCATCACCTCGACCCTCGCGCCGCCGCCCACCGCGCCGTCGAGCAGGTAGTCCCGAGTCGCCTTCGCGCCCACCCCATCGACACCCGGCATGAGCATGTCGCCTTCGGACACGTCGGCGCCGATCGCGATGCGGATCTGTCCGAGCAACCCGACCACGGTCCACTGGTCGGGTCGCTCGCTGCGAGGCACTTGCTCGCGCGCCGGGTCCCAGGCCGGGTTGGTCTTCATCTGCCGGGTCTGCTCGCGCTCGGTGATGCGCGCGGGCTTCTGGAGGTCCGCTAGCTGCTCGGCGAGGGCTCTCTTGTTCTCGAGCGTGTCGGCCTCCCTAATGGCCGCCTGGAGGCGCGCGCGCTCGGCCTTGTACGCCTCGACGGCTTCGCGGTCGTCGACCTCGCGCTCGACCTCGACGTCCTCCCAGATGATGGCGCCCCACTCGTCACGCTCGTAGCGCCCGGACCACGCCAGCCCATCGTCGCCACCCACCACCGTCGGGCTCACCGAGACGGCACCGAGGATGCGGTCTCCGGGCTGCGCGAGGTGGGCGCGCTTGCCCTTGCGCGAGAGGAGGCGGCCGGGGGCGTGAGGGGCCTTGTCGCCGTTCTCGAAAAGCTCGGCGTAGTCGAGGCCGGAGGTGGTGTGCGCGGCCGTGGACCGCATGGTGCCGCCGTTGCTCTCGATGCGCCACGACGGGGCGCCCGAGTAGCCGCCCGTCACCATGTATTTGCGGGACGCGAAGGACGTGGCTGCGGCGCTGCCGGAGTTGCAAAAATATGACGCCAGCATCGCGACGTATTCGTGCGTATTGCCCGACGGCACACTCAGCTCCGACTCCTCGGAGGCGAGGATTGCACATGATGTGGCTGCGGCGTCGATTCGGCAGGAACCCGATGCCGCGATGAGGCCGAAGTTGCCGGCGAGGCTACCATCGAAAGAGGCCATGAGCACACTGCCATCGCCATCGACATAGGCATTGTCGTTGCCGCTCGAGAGCACGCCGATTGCCGCCGCGCACTCTCCATTGACAACGCCACCGGCGACGTCGTCGGGGTGAATGTCGCAGGCGAGGCACACCGATTGGTCTCCCGTCGCTCGCCCGTTGATGCTCGCCGCCACGAGGCTGTTAAGCCCAAACGCCGCGCTGGTCGTCGAGGCCGCCACCGCCGCCAGGTGCTCCGTCGTCACCGCGCCGATACCGACCGGACCGCCCAGAATGCAGGCTCGGATCGCGCGCGCGAGCTGTGTGTTGTCGGTCTTGTCGAGCGTGTCGACGATGAGCGCGGCGTTGATCAACTCCATCATCGTGCTGTTCAAAAAGTCGCCAGTGACCTGCGTCGGAGGGACCGCGTCAGCGGCGGCGAAGAACCCCGGGGTGCCCACCGGCTCTGGCGTCGGCATCGTCGGAACCGTGCCTTGGCCGTCAATGTAGTGCATCGCTTCTCTCCTCTCCTCTCAGGTGCCGTCGACCACGGTCACGACCGTGTGAGCCGGCTTCGTCATGTCGAGGACGGCCTCGATAGCCGCCCACTTCGGGTCACTCGGGGCGATAGGCACCGTGACCCACCAATGGTGCATGTGGCGCGTGCTCACGAGCGGCTCCCAGGCGTTGCTTACCCACGCGCTGAAGACCTGGCCGTAAGGCCGTTCGGTGATGATGACCTCGGCCTCGTCGTCGCCGAGGATTGTGCGCACGACCTGCCGGTAGTACGCGCGCGCCTGACCACCCTGGGCCGTGACCTTGCCCACGAGGAGCCCGCGTTGGCCCTCTTCGGACGTCGGCAGGGCCTCTCCATCC